AGATAACCTTTGCAGTGTAAGCATGTACGTCAAAACCTGTCTCAACTTCTTTCATTGCAACTTCATCTTGGGCTAAGAACGCAGCCGCTCTAAATTCAAGCTGGGCAAAGTCGGCCTCTAAAATTTTCCCGCCTTCCCAACGCGATACAAATACTTTCTTAACAGGGAATGTACCACCGCGAGGCATGTTTTGCATGTTAGGATTCTTACTACTAAACCTACCTGTAGCTGTTATGTGCTGGCTAAGAGTTGCGTGAAGGTATCCGTTAGACTTAGTATGCACAGATATGCCGCTAACAAAGCTAGAAAGATAGCTAGTGATAGCATTAAGGCGCTTAACATCCATAATAAAGCTTGCCGCATCTTCCATGTTATTGTTTCTAGCTGTTGCCACCAATACATCTAAGTTATCCTTTCCAGTACCAAAACCACTATGTGCTATCCACTTCTTATTTGGTGCACTAAAGCCAAGCCCGGCCATCTGTTTTGACTCTTTCAGGCCATAACCTCTTGAGTCACAAGTAGTGCATTTGTTGGGCCTAGCGTAACGTGTACCATCTTTCTTTGTTTTGTATGTATGACCTGCCCCATTACAGGTAGGGCAAGTGAAAGCTGTAGTCTTAAACAACATCTTAGAATTAGCATTTACTGCAGCCTTAAACTCAGCCTTATCTTTTACAAACTCAAATATGTCTGCCCACTCTTTCTTATCGTTAGGCTTACGTGAGAAGATCACTTGAGATAGCTGCTCAGGTGAGTTTAAGTTGATAGGTGTGTCACCCATAAGGTCACGTACTTTGCTCTGTAGGCGCTCTTCTATCTGAGCCTGTTCAAGCTCAAACTCTTGCTTAACCTGTTCGAGTACATCAAGGTCTACCTTTAGTCCTGACATGTACATTTCGGTGAGGGTTTTGCATGTTTGAAAGGTGACGGTTCTGACTGCATGAAGGGAGCGGGATTCTGGGGTTGCATAGTCTGCTTCGATGCTGTGGAACAACTCACAAGTTGTGAGGATGTCAGCCCGAAGATAAATGCTAAGAGAATCGAGATCCGTCTCATGGGTGTTTATTCCTTTCTTTATACATGCAGTAAGGTAGTCTTCCTTCTGCTCTGCTAGACCTCTTCTAATAGCACAGGCTGATAGGCCGATACCTTCTTTGGGTTTCTGCCCTCTGCACAATATGTACTCTGCCAGCATGGTATCATAGATGTCACCATCGTATTTAAAACCACTAGCCCACAACCACATAAGATCGTGCTTGGCATTGTGCATAATAAGCAACGTAGTCTTATCAAGAAGGTTTTGTATCAAAGCTCTACCTAGACCATCTGAATCTTTGTGTTCGTTATGATCTAAGGTAACAAGCATGACCTCTTCTTTGTTATCAGCATTTACCATACCTACCTGCACAAGGTGGTTGCCTACCTCGTAAGGGTCAATGAACGTCTTACCATCACGCCATGTGATGCTGTTCTCTACGTCTAATACAAGTCTCATCTATGCTCCTAAGCGGTGTAGAGTGAACGCTCACCATCTAACTCACAATGGACAACCCCATGCCATCCACCCTTTAGTTTATTCTTAGCAATGTTTAGGTGCCGCCGTGTTGACTCTTCTGACTGCCCTTCTACGATAGGATCTTTAGAGATTAAAACCATAAGATCTGCTTCCGCTGCCTTACCTGTCTTAGAACCTTCCATCATAGACTGATCCACGTAGACCTTACCTTCTGCAACAGCAGATAGCTGCGACATCCAGATCACACAACAATTATGTTGCTTTGCAATGTTACGTGCATGGATGGCTGCATCCTTGAGGTATATGTCTGACTTATCGCTATTCTTGGTTGCAAACTTGTCACCCATATCCAGCACAACAATATCAGGCTTCTCATTCTTTACTACTGCCTCAACCCATTTCATATCTTTGTTTGTACTATCTTTGATACGGATGTTTTGTTTCACTGGATCATAGCGCTTACGTGCAAGTGATACATTCTCTTTCACTTCATCCATACTCATGTTGGTTGCAGCACTTAGGTAACGTGCACCTACACGCTCGTAGCTCTCTTCGTTACACAGCACGATGCACTTAGCACCCTGTGACGCCCAACCGTCTATACCTGCTACCAGAGAGGCATGGAAAGAAGTTTTACCAGTATTGGGCCTAGCGCCAACCACAAGAAGATGACCATTGCTAACGCCTTCCACCTTCCTACGGAGACTTGGTATGTTAAACTTCCACTGCGTTTCAAGGTTATTCGCAGCAAGCAATGTGTCAATGTCAATATCATCCCAATCAATGCGAAGGTTAGGAGTAAAATCATCTTTGTAATCCTCTAATAATCGGCGTAATGGCTCAAGACTATTCTGGCTACCGTTCACAAAGTCAAAACCTAGATTGGCAACCTGCTCCCCAACGTACTGCTGAAACAGGTGACTCAAGGTGTCTTCTGCAATGTCTTTCTTGATAGGCTCAGCCTTATCTAAACGCCTGAATAAATCCTGGAATGCAGCTTTGGTAGCGGTTGTCATGGTTTGATTAAGCCCCATGAACACAGCCTCAAGATCAGACACAGACATGTCTTCTTCATACGTCTGCATTGCTGTGTCTAACGCCTGTTTGATCTTACGTGTGTCTTTCGTAAAGATCTTATCAGGACAGCGTATGCCCTTGTGTTGATCGTAAAACTCTTTGTTCAGTAGAGTTTTTATTAGTGATAATTCAATCATCCTTGTCTCCTACAAGTGTAGTTATTTGTTTATTCTTGCTCTCTCTAAGGCTCTCTTACGTTCTTCATCGTCAAACTCACGAATCAGCTTGTGATCCTTAATGAAACGTCTAAGCCTACTGTTCTCATCTTTCAACAGTTTTATTTCCCAGCGCATGTCTTCTATTGTTCCAACCATACTCATATCTTTTCTTTCTTATTTTTTTCATCCCAATATTTCTTGTTCTCTTCTCTAGTTGTAAAGAATCTATCTATAAAATCTTCTATACCATTGGAATGGTAATGTTTCTTCCTTTTGTCACTACCCCACATACCAGTAGTATAGTAGTAAGCATACCTAGCACTGTGCTGACTTTCAGGCTCAGGATCTTTATATATAAAAACTAATTTAGCCTTCTCATGTACGTAGTATGCCAAGCCTTTATCATCAAGATACTTTTTTACATAATTCAGATCTTGGTTTGTGTACTTTCTAAACTTAATTTCACCTTTTGAGTTTCTTCCTGCATAAAGCCAACCTTTACTTTTTGTATCTTCAAATTTTTGCTCTGCCATATTATTCTTCCTCTAAGCAAAAGCCACACATATCATTCTGCGCTGGGCCACCACAGCTTACACAGGTCTGCCACTTCTTTTTTACTCTGTTTGACTCTGTTTTCAAGCCAGCTTCTACTAATGTTAGAAACCCAGCATTAAAGATAGCTGCGAATGTCTCAGGATCACACTCTACTTGTAGTGTAGCACTACCATCCTCGTGTTCTTCTATCTCTGTTACTTTTATTTCACTCATCGTTCACTCCTATACACGGTAGCAAGATCGACAGCTTGCAGTACTTTGGATACTCGTCATACGTCATAGCTATCAACACAGGTGGCGCAGCTATAAGTAAAGCTACAATAGCAGACGCCTTAATTGCACCATTAATATTACCTGCCATCACCAAACAACTCCTTTTCTTTATCACCGTGATTTGTACACACTTTTATTAAAAACTCTGTAGACCAATCTTTGAAATCTTGATTGGCATTTACCTCTCTTACTTGAGCTTGCACTATATTCATAAGTATTGCGGTTAATTCATCTGCACCATACATATTTGCAGCTTTTATTTTATTATATCCTGTCATAACATCCATCAGTCATTCTCCCTTAATGCGTATGCGAGTGCTTTCCAAGACACAGGAAACAGATCAACCATGATACGGTCAATTCCCCAAGCTACCTCTGCAGTCTCTGCTTGTGTGTCAGGCGCACAGCGAAGCTTACACATATCAGCAAAGGCATCGAGGCTCCCGCTCCAATAAAACTCCGTCATCATAGACTGTGGCAGTACCATACGTGCTTGCTCAGGGCATACGCCTAAATCTAGTAGGTACTCATACTCAGTCATTGCAATCTCGTTAAAACCGTTGTCAGATACAGTTACTTTACCTGCGCTACCTTGCTTCTTATCAAGGCTACGTCCACGCCACTCTGTAGGCTGGTAAAACTCAGGCTCACTGTCCACATACCTACGGCTAATCTCATTCCAACGTAGAAACTTATGCTTGACTAACTGTCTGGCTACAAACACAGGTGCCTTAACATGGAAGCTAGCAAAGCAATGACCGAAAGGGCTGATGTGTTTATGCTTGGCTAGGTATTGTATAAGCTTCCTATCTTTTGTTTTAAGGTGTTGCTTAAAGCTGTAAGCATCTGACTCTTCGTAATCCCACTCAGTTTCTTTACCGAATGAAACACGGGCAGCGTTACAGACTGTAAGGTCATTACCCATGTGGCCTTTGTAATTTACTTCGATCATTCTTCTATCCTATTAATAATATCTATGGCTTGTTCTACTGACATCTTAAACCATTCACCGTTTTCTTTTTTGTCGTGCCCAATGTGAACCTTCTGAGCTTCTGCATGTGCAATACTTTCTGCGACATGCCTGTCAGAAAACTTTTTCATGTAGGCATACTCATGGTTTCTATATGGCGTTGATGTATGAAATTGTCCTATTCTTCTATTTTCATATCCTGTTTCTACTACTCCAATCTTTACCCAGCCTTCAAAGCAAGGTGTAGTCACAACATACACATAACCCTCTGATGATTTTACTCTTTTACTTTCTTGTGTAAAATCACCTACTATAATTTTTGCATCTTTATTCATCTTAGCCACAACTTCTGCCCAAGTTTTAAAATATCCGGGAGTGTGGTATCCTAGCAACACAAAGGGGTGAGGGTCACGATCTTTCCTTGTGCCTTTAGGTATGTACCCATCCTTATATTCAGGCTTAGCCTCTGCTACATACATCCTTCCTTTGTTTCTTTTATTATGTGTAGACAGCCGCTGGCGCGGCTTACCATGTAACATGTACCACCATTCGCCATCAATAAATTCTGCGTTAGCAAGGTTTAGTTTATTACTCATTGTTCAACATTCCTTTTAGCTTTTCCATGTCATCTTCTACTCTGTATTTAACATCGTCGTTTAGCATGTAAGCCATAGTGCGTAGCCCTGTCCATGCCTGTATCTCTGACCTGTACTTGATAGTCTTATCTATAGCATCAGGATCAAGAGCAATAACAACCCTATCGTATTCACCTATCTTCTCCATATGCTTGTCTGTTAATTGAGTACCAAGAATAGCCATGCTAGTTATATGCGGAAACTCTTGATATGCAACGATTGCTGATACCACATCTTCAACAATGAATAGGATAGACCCTGTGCCTATCGTGTAGTAGTCAGCTTTGCCAGTGTAGCGATACCATTTAGGGTGCTGTGTATTACCTACAGCCCTACCGATAGCGTCTACCATGCGCCCCTTGTGGTGTATCGGAAATACAACACGCTCATCTTTAACATCGTAAAGTAAATTATCTATTGCTAAGCCCCAGCGCCTTACAAACCTGTTAAACTTTAGGTGTGTAGGCATAGGCTTCACCACATACTGTGGTATCTCCATAGTTTCTTTCTCCCTATGTCGTTTTTGCTCTGCAGTTTGTCGCATAATCATCATTATTTCTGCAGCAGTTAAATCAGTGTGGATAAAACCGCCGATAGTGCAGGTATTTTTGTAGCAGTTGTACTTTACTACACCATTATCATTGGTTGCAGTGAACGTGTTACGCCCACCACACACAGGACAGTTGCCACGATGGTTCTCGCCCGTAGTCAGGCATAGATCACCGACATACTTACGAATCTTCATCATCATTACCTCTTGCTGCTAAAGCTCTGCTTGCACCACTGAATGTATTAACCATGTAAGGCTTCAACGATGCAGGGTTCACATGACCTGTTACTTGCATGATACCTACTAGGTCAACCCCTGCTTCCATCATTTCAGTCACAGCAGTACGGCGCAGCGACATAGCTGTAAGCTCTCTAGGTAGATTAGCTTCGTCCAGTACCTCATTGATAAGAGGGGCTATTTCATTCAACCCATAGCGCCTAACCTGGCCTCGATCCAGTGATACCTTTGGTGCAACGTAATCTTGAAAGCCAAAATCTTTATGTTGCTCACGTAACATTTTACACAGGTTCTGACTGATAGGCAGGTGCACATCAGCACCCCTCTTAGATTGTGTCAGATCCATGCGGCACTGATCCAGATCCAATGCATCCCATGTCAGGGTACGCATGTCACCAGTACGTTGACCCCAATCATACGCCATGTGAACGATCAACCCAATGCTGCGCCAGCGCCACTGGCTGTACGCTGTAGAGAGGAAGGCCTTTACAGATGCCCTATCCCACTTAGTCTTTGTTTTGCGCTCTGTGCTAGTCTCTATGAGGCTCACAGGGTTATGTCGCATGACATCCTTGGACATGCTGTACTTCCATGCCCTAGACAGCACAGACTTTGTGTAATTAGCTGTGCGGATGCCATGCTCTTGCTCCCACTTCTCATAGGCTTTGTTCAGCATACCTGCAGTAACATCTTCGATAGCCTTACTGCCGATAGTTTTATTAACTCTAGCCAAGTGATACTCATAATCTTTCTGGCTGCGAGGGCTGAGTTTAGCAAAGGCAGGGCTGTGCAGGTAGTAATCAATAAGCTTACTTACCTTGTCTGTCGCTTTTGGGATCTTTACTTTTCTCACTATCCTTGTCTCCTTTTTTACTGAGGGGCATGTTGCCCGCCCAGTGTGATGCATCATCGTGTGGATTATCGCAATCCTTTTCGCTTTGCACGGCTTAACTCCTCATGGCTAGTAAACATCAAAGCAACAAAACCAATTATGTAAGCAGCGCAGATTAATAACACGATGCTATACTTTAAAATGAAGGGAACCATACATCACCTTTCTTATCTAACTCAGTTACGTGCGCTAGATCTTTGCGTAGGAAATCAGCGCGCTTAAAGTCACCTTCCCACTCTAGATCATCTATCTGTCTCTTCAAAGAACACATAAGCTTCCTCACTGATACGCAGTTTCGTGGGGTATATACTTCTCCACCCTTGCTTTGACGTTTTCCCATCTAGAATACTTCTCCAATAGTTTATTTACTTCAAGTCGGTTCTTTGTGCTGATGTAACAGAAGTCAAAACCTTTAGCATCACTAAGCCAGATACGATAGGTCATTTAGGTGAACCTTGCAGGTAGTAACGCACATACCGTTGATTGGTGACAGGGTGCCACTTCTTCATAGATAAAATGTCGTAGCCTTCTTCACGCATCTCTTGGATACGCTTAGTCAAGCTGCTGATGCTGTATTCAATCAGAGCTTCACGCACTGTGATTGAACCTGCAGTTTTAAGGTGCTTCAAGATAGTTTGTTTTTGATTAGTCATTACCATTTTCCTTTTCTAATCATCCAATATGACCAACATGTCATACAATGTCCTTTTCCACAGATCAAGTCGATCAAAAATACCAAGTTGAACCTGTGATCTTTTTGCCACTGATAGTTACGTGCACTGAAAGTTTGGTTCGAGGAACCGCCTAGCAGTACGTTAAACCAGACAGAGGTGGCAATGCCTAGTCTATACAAATAACCACTCATTCTTCATAATCCTCTGGATCTGGCTCATATTCCATAAAAACTTCATCTCTCATTTTCTTCTCCTTAGCTCTTGGCTATACGTCATGGATTGGTCAGCGTAATAATTCTCACGGTTGGGGTTCCACCCACTCATTGCCTCTTTAGCTGCACGACAGTCACTGATTACATATTCTAAGGACTCTTTAGATAAAGTCTTAGCGTGGGCTTCCCACTTCTTAAAATCTTCTGCTGTTGCACCTGACATTATACTGTTACTCCATTTGCATAGTACACAGCACTAGCAAAACCACGAGGCGTTGCGCTGCGTATGTTCTTAGTCTTCATTGATTTACCACCAAGCTTTAGGTGCTGCCTACTGTGCCCGTCCTCTGGCTCTACTGGCAAGCGGTATGGCATAGTAAAGCCATTACCTGTCCACAGGCATGTCTTTTTAGGATAAGCATCACGAGGCGCAATATACTCAGGCCATGTTGGGTGCTCAGCATTGCTCTTACAGATGTAGCCACCATACTCATACGGGTGGAAGCAGTGATCAGGCTTGCGCCAAAGCGTTGCTAGTCGTGATACAGGGTTCTCAATAAAGAACGGCACCCCAAGCTCATTAAATAGCTGTGCACACATCTTTGCATAGTTTGCTGCTTTGATCTGAAAGTCGGGATCTTTTTCTGCTTTGCGCTTGAAATGTGCTGCACCTGATACAGCCAGATCTGTACAAACAGGAAAGGCCATACCAAAGACAACGTTTTCAAACTGCAGATTTACTGCAATATTGTTGAGCACATTCTGGTCATGCAGATCTGCTTTGACATACTTGATGCTGCCACCACTGCCATACACATCTGTGACTGTATCGTCGTGCTGTATATCAAAGGCAAGGCAGCTATAACCTGCTTCTGCCCAAGGCTTGAGAGCCTCGCCTGTGTAGTCGTACAGGCTGATGACATACTTATCTACATTAATATTCGACATGGTTAATTTCCTCTTCGATAATAACTCTATGACCACTAAGTGCCAATTCTTCTACACGTTCAAGCGCTAATTCAAGATCAAGATACCAACTTTGATTGTGTTGCTCATTTGCAACATTGGTGGTTGCAACATACCACATGCTCTTACCTGTTAATCTCATTTCAAATGCTCCGCAAATTCTACCGCTGCCTCTGCCATCAAGCAGCGCATTTCTTCCAAGCCATAATCGTGCAGCCGATAAACATAGTCGCTGTCATATCCATTATCCTCAAGCCATACAGCCAGATCGTCAATCATCTGTTCGCTGGCAAGGGATAGCTCCGCTGCATCTTCATTAAAGTAAGCCGCTTTAGCTTGTTCAAAAGTAAAGTTTTTCATCTATCCATGCCCCATCTTTTAGCAATTTCAGCCAGCTTCTTTTTGTTGCCCACAGGCAAGTAAACACCATAAACATCTATCACTTTGCGCCTGTCACGCTTTCGTGCTGCAGTATCAACCCAAGTTTGCCCTTGCGGCCCCAGCGCTAACACATGGCCCTCAACACGCACCACATAAAGCACTACATCACCATGCGTCTTGAAATGCTTTTCAATCTCACCGCGTAAGCTTCCTACCGTACTATCTTTTTTGCAATGCACTGCAGTCTTTACGCTGCGGAAGCTATACAAAGATCCAATAGCACGTTTAAGATCCGGCCATGTGTGAAGGTAGAGCGTTTTTTCTTCAACGCCCAAAATCTTAGCTATAGCCAATCCACAAATATTCTTGCGCGGGTTGTCAGGATTGTTTGACGTTTTCATCAAATATTTTCTTTTAAAGTATTGCATCTTTTATTTCTCCAGTTTGTTGCCGCATCAATCCATATGACAGACCAAGATGCCCACCATATTTTTTAGGTTTATCGGTGAAGCGTAGCGCTAAACGCGCTCGCCTCTTTTGCTTTTTATAGCGCCATAAATAAAGCATTGTTTCTTGTCTATCAATTGATTGCTCTAATGCTTGCGCTTTGCGAATTGCTTTTAAGGGGGTTTTCATTTTGTCACCTTTACTTGATGTTGGCGCGGCGCGTTTAGGTTTATTTCAAAGCGCAACCCACCTAAGCAATCGCGCCCAACAATAATGCAATCCAGTTTTCGAGCTAATTGTTTCGCCTCTTTAAGCTTGTTATATGCGCTGATATTGCTTCCCAATATTGCAAGCGCTTTACCGTGCTCATATTGCTTGTGCAAATAAATGGTCAAATTCTGCATTTTGTTTCCTTTCTTATTTTAAAATCTATTATCTAGATACATGCCAAGTAATTGCTCGCGCTTTTCTAAAACGGCGCGGATAAATGCATGACGTTGATCACGGGCAACCCGCGTTTTACTATGGGGTTTTAAGCAATCGTGCACTGCTTGAATAAAGCGTTTTGGCGACTGGCCTACGCCACCAGCGCGGCTCTCTATTCGGCAATAAAGAGAGAATGATACATCCATGATTTTTTCCTTTGCTAGGTTAGGGTTTTAATGAGTGATGAAAACAACGGGCTTCTTTGCGGTCCAGCATAGGCCACAAGCGCCGCAATCAGGCACAAGCGTCTCCTCATCTTTTTTGGCGTACTTGCCTGTAGCTTTGCTTATTTGCGTAGGGCACAAGAAAGACTGCTTGGCTTGTACTGAAGCAACGGCGCGTTGGTCATCATATGAATTTGCGGTCCATGTTGCATCCTCAAAATTACCTGAAAAGCGGATTGCAAAACGATCGGGGCAAGCATTGCGTAGCGATAGGATAGATTGACCAATTTCGCGCTCAAGCTTGTCTTCTGCATTGGGCTGGTTCGCGGTGTAACCATAGATATGAAGGGCAGAAAATTTGCCAAGCCAAGAAGCCCATTTTGCAACATATGACACGCTGTAAAAATCGCCTAAGATATGCAAGCGTACCATAAAGCCTTGCGGATGCTTGCGCTGCAGATCTGATAATTCTGTTTCAAGCATTGATTCAAGCTCAGGACCCGCTTGATAGCGGTATGCGTACATCATGTTATTGCCATAACACGTTTCCCAATGGGCACAAGAGCGCGGGCATGTTGCGCGTTCTTCTAACGTCAAGGTATAAATCGGAAAGCCTGAAAATTTACCTTTAGTAATTTTCTTACCAAGCTTAACATTTGTTGAGCGCTTTATGAGCAATTCGGTTTTGCCCATTGTTTCGCGGTTGGCTTGCTTCACACGATTGCTGAAAACTGTTTTAGCGTTGGCAATGGCAATTTCTGTTTTGGTTAAGGTTTTCATTTTAGTTTTTCCTCTATGCTAGGGTTGCTGGCGATTGCGCCAAAAATACGCCGCCAATAAACGGCGCATTGAAAGCGTAACTTATTACAGACCATACAAGATATTATGAATTTCAACGGGCACGTTTTGCTTGCGCTTGAATTGCCCGTCATAAAAACCATAAATTTTGCGGCCTTTAAACACTACAATTTCATGAACGTCATCTATGGTTAAACCAAAAGGCTCTTTTTTCATCTGGTTAAAATAATGCGACTTTGCAGCGCGTAGAGTTTTTGACATAGGCTGCAGCAAGCCATTGCCGCGTTTTGTGTTTACTTCGATATAGTACATTTTAAGCTTCCTCTCTCTGGTTTTCGATCATCTCAATTAAACCGTTAAAAAATACATGCCAAGCATTGTGCGACATATGGTGCGTTTTATATGCGCCGTTGTCATAGTAGCGCTGGACCCAATCCGCTAAACCATATTCTGCAAAAAATGAAACGTCTTCTGCATCCACGTCAAGCGCACCAATAATTGAACGTGAATTATCACGAAATAAGATTTTATCTTTGATCAAAATATACTCTATCACTTGGGGCCCGTCATAAACGCGGCCGGTCTCAAAAGAGTCATATAGATATTGAGTCATTTAGTTTTTCCTTCTGAGTTAAAATTTAAAATTGAACCCAATAATTGTGCCTTTTTTCAAGCGCTGCAAAGCCCTGCTATACGAAGTAACCACTCACATATACATCCTAGCCGGGCGTATATACATTCGGATAGCCGCCGCCCGGCGAAAGGATATAACGTTATAACCAAAAGGATATGTCAACCTATCATGAAGCATATAAGACTATACTTTTGATAGTGCCGATAAAAAAAGTCTAATGTTTTCAATAAGATAGACCAAAGTATTTTTCATGTAGGTAGACCAGCAAAAGCGCTTTCGGCGCTGTAGCACCCCTTACAGCGGCTCTGAGCGCTATATATACTGACGTATATGTTTTGAGCTAACCCGTTGTGACACTCGTATATCCAACAGTATAGCGCAACCAGGCTAAAGGATAGCTCGCCCGGCTAAAGGATAGATGTTATATCCGAAGGGATAGGTTTGGGATAGGTGCTGCTTTTGTGATCACATTTATAGAGGGGTTGCTATTTTGTGATCACAAATAAGAGAGGGGTAGGGGTTTTATGCATCCGTTTTGCGAAAATGGCACCATATGAAAAAACCCGTTAAAATTTCACGTTTTCAGCATTTCAAGGA